GATGCCTGGAGATAATAATAGGGATTTCGCCCTTTTAGCATCTCAGCCTCGAAAGTTGAAGTTACCTTCAACGAAGTTCCGAGGTCACGGACATCTCTACCGTACGATAGGCGGAGCGCATTGGGTAATGTCCAAATGCCTTGAAAGTCGACGAACCAGTCGATTACAAAGGACATTGGAATTAGTTCCCAAATGCTCGCCAGCATGCCTGGAGTATCTAATGATACCGCACCGAATAATTGTTCCGTGCGGTTCATCCTGTCTGCAACACGAAGGTCTTGCATACAGCCGATCCGAGCTTTCAACTGATAATCCAACCACCTCACACGGCCAAAGCCGCCAGAGGATGGTTGGGTGTTGAATCCACTCGAAACGTAGTAATTCCAGCCTGCCTCATTCCCAGAGAGACTGTCGTAGGTCCAATCTCCCCCAAGGCTACCGGAAGACTCATCGCCTTCCGATAGGCGGATCAGTGAACCTCTGAGTGACCGCACAGTGGCAAGTTCCTTGAGTTTGGCGTACGTCTTAACAGACGCTTTTACGTCATACCAGAAGGAATTCCACCCGTACTGTCCCTCAAGCCAAACGTTGGCTGCTTTCTTATGCAAAGAAAGGGCCGTCTCACGACGACACAGCTTACGCCAGTTGGTTCTCAAGAGGTTAAAAGGGTTCCTAATCATGCGGATGGTCTTTTGGGCCTCCGCAAGTGTGACGAAGAACATTGAACCTTCGTCACACGAACCCGACACTTGATCAGCAAGACCATTAATGAGGGAAGCCCAATCCACAGAAGGTGGATCAGGTGGTGCCCAAGCCGCTGGCGCTAGGAAAAATGAATCGAAGGTGCATACGCATGGTTGCGTGGAAGGATAGGTGTAAACCATCGTTCCATGACAATTAGCGTACTCCTTGATTACATGATTCACTGGATGCCAGGACCGGTAACCACCCGCGGCTAGCTCGTCAGTCATCGTCTCCGTCCGTGAGTACTGCGTTGAAAGAGCGCCTCCCCAAGAGTTGATGCAAGGTCCGATAGGACCTGTGACACCAACAGCTGGTGCAGACGCAATTCCGCGCGGTGAGCTCCGTAACTTTGAACGATAGCGTGACATGGTATTGCTTCCTGTTAAGGGTGCCTCGAAAGGGGTATGAATTTTCACCGCTGGCAACCGCCAG